ATGTCGAATTCACTGCCCGCCGCCACGTTCAACCGCACATCTTCCGGCGCGAGCAATATCGCCCGTTCGTTCAGTGAAATCACAACGGGCGTGCGCGATCGTGCGCGCTCAAATTCCCATGTTCGTCGGCACAGTAAGAATGCCGGCGGTGCCGAGGTCTCGCTCTGGCGCACGCACAACACGTTTCCAAAGGACGAACACAACGCGCGCATGCGCGCGGCCGAAGCGTTCGAGCATGAAACCAAGCTACCGGGGAAGCGCAACGGTGCCCTCGGGGGGATTGGCCTCGACGTGCTGCGTTGCCTGCTTCGCCTGCGCGGTCGCAAGGACGGCCGACTCGACCCGACCTACCAGTGGATCGCTGATAAGATACACAAGTCCCGTAGCGCGGTGGTGGAAGCCGTCGCCCGGCTGAAAGCGTGTGGCTTCCTCGACTGGATCCGCCGCTGCGTGCCGATCGAGGACGCCTTGCCGGACGAACAACAGAGCGAGCAGATCTCCAACGCCTTCATCCTGCTACAGCCGCCAACGGTGCGCGAGTGCGTCCGCCGCATGCTCCGCAAGCCCAGCGAGTTCGTCCGCGCTGTTGCCGAGAAGCTCGCGCGCCAGAAGAAGCTGGACACTGCGACGATCGACGACGTGATCGCCGAAGTCCAGAGCCCCGAGCTGCGCGCTATCCTCGCCCGCGTCCGCGCTTCTGTTGATAGTGCAAATCCGCCGAGCGGTCACACAGAGGCCCTGTAAGATCTAAATATAAAAGGAACGCCTATGGCGTGCGCAGTTTGAAGCTCCACCAAGCCCCCGAGGCCCCGAACCCAACGCCTTCAGCATCCAGCGACCGCGGGTGAGCGTGCCGGCTTGCGCCGTCCCGTGCATCCTGGGGAGGATGCGCAAACCTTGTGCTACCTGGAACCCCGACCTGCGCTTGCGGATGCGCACGAGATCGAAAGAAACGCCCTGGAACCACCTATCCCGCTATTACCAAACGTTGCACAGATGATCGCTCGCAACTCAGTCGGTCGGACGCTACATTTCCGCCCAAATGCGACCACTGGGGCGAAATAAGATGCGTTTGGAATTTCATAGTCGCCACTTATCAATCACGGACTTCCCTGCGATCGACCTGCCTAAGCTATCGATAATTGTAGGGATCAACGGAAGCGGAAAGACTCACCTCCTTGAGGCAATCGAGAACGGCAGCATAAGTCATTCGTTTCCCACGCCTGCGGATCAAGTACCTGGGACAGTAACAGCCTCTCAAGTGAAACTATTGTCAAGCAACCCTTCTGCTAACTCTGACCGGCCCGGCTTCCGTGTTAATCCGATGAATGATGCTGAGTATATTAGTGCGCCACTGTACGACACCCCACATTCTTCTCAGGATAGTTTTCGAACCTTACGTGAGGGGGCACTTCGCTTCAAAACGGCGGAGCTGATTTCGTTACTCGGTGCATCTATCCACGAGCTGCTGGCATCCGAAGATGACATTTGGCACGTATCGCCGGGTGAACTACTGAAACGATCTGGATCAAATGCCGATATCTCAACAATTCAAACCCTTTTTGACGAGGCTTCTGCGATATTAGAAGCTCCCGTTGAACGAAGGTTCGGTTATACCGAAAGTAGTATACACTATGGGGTAGAGGTACTACCGGCGCTAATGGCCTCGCAGAAACTTGATATACCGATACTCAAGATAACCGAGGACCACGTAAATTCACTACAGCCTTGGGGAACCGATCAATTTCAGTTCAACTTCGCTGCACTATTTGGCCGGTATCGCGATCGGTATCTAATTAACCGCCTTAAGATTCTTGATGATCTAGATAATGGTACCCATCTAGGCCTGTCTGATGAGCGCTTTGTTCGCGCTTATGGAACACCACCTTGGACAAATTTCAATAAATTGCTGACTACTTTTAAGCTTCCTTACGCAGTTAAAGCTCCATCTTTGAATGACTATGGGCCAATAAAAGTAAAGCTTTTTAAAAATGAGACGGGTGATGAGGTGCGCCAAGAAAATCTATCCTCAGGCGAGAAGGTCTTATTGCAGTTCGCAATATCCACCTTCACTCATGATGACGGAATGACGCATATAAATCGCCCAACCTTACTACTTCTTGACGAACTCGATGCCCCACTCCATCCTGAAATGGTGCATAGGTGGCTCTCAGCCATTCAGGATGGGCTAGTTGCTGACCAGGGCCTAACTTGCATACTTACCACCCACTCCCCCACCACAGTGGCTTTGGCGCCAGAGGCAGCGCTGTTTGAAATGAGGAATGGCCGCGAGGGACTAGTAAAAATATCAAAGCAGGAAGCGCTGAACAGGCTTACCTTCGGTGTTCCCACCCTGTCTATTGATTATGCCGGACGTCGCCAGGTTTTTACCGAAAGTGATACTGACGCCGCTATCTACGAGCAAGTTTACTCCCTAATCAAAGCCGAACTTTCGATAGATAGAGAACTCAATTTTCTGTCTACAGGAATGCGAAAGAAGGACGGCGGTGAAATTAACAGTGGATGCACCATCGTTAATAATATCGTGAGAAGCTTGCACGAATATGGAAACAACGCGGTGTTTGGAATTGTCGATTGGGACGGTGAGGCAAACAGTACCGAAAGAGTAAAAGTTATTGGCCATGGCGTGAGTGATGGAATCGAAAGCATCTTGCTTGATCCATTGCTGGTTTGCTTACTTCTAATGAAGCTCCGTCGTGCACCATCAGAGATTAGCGATATTAAAAGATTTGTCGGAGCGACTGATCTCTCGCCAGCCGATTTGCAGCGCATGGTAGATGCTGTGCAGTCACTTGCCCTTCCCGATACAGATAGCGGAACGACGGCAATAACGTATATCGGTGGAGCAACTGTAAACGTGTTTACAGAGTACCTCACTATGGACGATCACGACCTTGAGTCCGCCGTGATCGCCGCGTTCCCTGCATTAGAGGGATATAAAAAGCGCGGCCGGGGTGAGCTTGTTAAAGCCGTGGTCAATGAGGTTCTGACTGAGCACAGCATGTTTTGCCCGATGTCATTAAAATCTGTTTTCGAAGAAATCGCAAACGCGACAACATGACCTATAAGGCCTTTCCAGCACGACGGTCCTGAAGGTCCAATGCCGAGGCGGCTTGCGGTACGGAACTGCACCAAACCGCACCGGTCCAAGTCAGATTGGCCGGACCGTACGAGGGGAGGAAATAAGCTCCCGTCTCGGCATTCTTAATTGCACCTTTTTCAACACAAAAAGAGTGCGGGCGAGGCGGGGGGAAAAGCGTGTTTCTCGGGGTCGCAGGTTCAGGGGTAGCGGGGCCGGCCTCGTCCATTTTGTAATTATCCTTCGTGTAATTTTGTTAGATTGACCGGTTAGCCTTGCGCTTGGCGTTCCCTATCTGTTCCGCTATAAGGTTGGCATGGAACAGGCACCCGAGTCGATGCGCCACGGCGCACAGCCCTTTAGCCAGACGCACAACCTGATCGCTGAAATCCTACCCGACATCCGCCCCTGCGAGATGCAGACGATCTACTTCCAGGCGATGGAAGATGGGCCTCAGACGTTGCTCGGGCCGATCGAGGCGGAGTTCGCGCGCCGCGGCCTGTCCCCGTACGCGACCTACTCACCCGACTACGTCTGATGGCTGGCATGATCACCGTGGAGCGGATCGCATCGCTGATCGACGACGCCCCCGCCTGGGCACTAATCGGTCTTGCCGCGCCGGGGGAAAGCCTGCGTGCGGCTGCGCAACTCGAAGTCGCGCAGCATGTGTACGGCGGTTTATTCCAGCCGATGAACGCCGAAGCGACACAGATCCCTTTGCCTTGGTGACCTATGGGCAACGCGCGTTTCAGGACGCTGGGCGACTTTGCCAAACATGATGCGAATGTCGGTGCTGTCTGTGGCCATTGCGGACGCAAAGGCGTCGTACATCGAGACGTACTCGCCCGCTGGTGCTTCCTCAAGCGGGTGAACAGCGCGATCGAGAACCTACCGCGATACCTGCGCTGTTCGAAATGCGGAGGCCGGCCGAATAGGATCGTGCCTACGCCGTTGCCGCCGTCCATTCCGCTATACGGTCGGGACGAACGGCACTGGAAGCGGTTCGAGCGAAGGCTACGAGGTTAGACTGGCAACCTGCACCGGGTCGGAACACGCTACGCGATCGATGGAGGATACCGATGATTGACGACCACGAACACGACGATGCGCCAGCCGTGGCGTTTGGCAGCTGGCTGCTAACCCAGCGCGATGCCGGTGGCTTTGTGGGGCAACTCGCCAACGCCGCGGCGATCGACCGCGCGTTCCCGAAATCCGGCAACGTCGACGCAGCACGGAAGTGGCTGCAAGCGAACCGCGCCAGTGGCGATGACTGGGAAGCGCTGGAGGATGCCGAAACAAAATGGACGGCTGCGGTCGGCTGAACACGCTGTAAGATGGCGGCTTCTTCCATACGCTTTCGGTAGCGCAAGATGAGCCCTCCAGCAGTGATTGATCAACGATGCGGGATGAGTGATGATGGCCTGTTTTTGGCACCTGAGCAGACGCCGAGAAATTAACGATATAACGAAATAGGCAGCGATAATGGTGAGTGATGATGAGCTTCGATGGAGGCTAGGCCTACTTAAGAAGGCTCTTGATGAAGACAAAATATCCATCGCCCCCCACTTGATACGTGAATTTCAAAAGAGCCTCGGCGCCGTGAGGACGGGCTCAGACGGCCTTATTGACCTATCGACGGTAGACGGCCGAATCAGATCAATGGCGCTCGCCATTCAACATTTTCATCAACGCGACGAAGCTAAAGATTTGATTTCCTTGGCTGAGGTTCAACACCGCTATTTTGAGTTCATCGAAGCCACGTTTGGCGAGATACATCGATTTATGAAAGAAAAGGGGAGTGATCCTCATGCTGTTTCATGGATTATATCCCGCGATCCGGAGGCAGTCAGTGGCAACATTGCCCTTATTACTCCATTCATTGAGGATCTTGCGAACCTGTGGTCAGCGGTAGCAGAGAGCTGTGAATACCATATCCAGGACCTGAAAAACCTAAAAGGGGTTTTCGGCGGCGACCTTTTTCCAAGCTATGAGAGAAATATAGCGTCCACCACAGGACTCTACTTAGATACTATCGTTCTAACCGATCCTTTCATGAACTCTCGCATGATGTTCCAAAAGTGGGATGACGAAACGGCCGTACGTTTTTTCATAAAGCATGGGCTTAATGTTCTCAACTATAGAGATCTTGCACTCGCAAAGCTCGATATCCCTATTGTCGTAATTGTCCCATTTAAGTCATCTATCGATGAAGCCGATGCGGATATCCTCATGCGAATGGCGATGCCTGATGCGATAAGGCATGCCTCTACCTTGTTTGGACGTCACTTTGAAAATGTTGAAGATTTATGGAAGTTCGCCGATGGCTTAGATTCTGTAGAGAAGGCGGTATCTGCGATACATAGACCGGATCGTTTTCTCATTGACACAGAATGGACCGGACCGATTGCCGAACAGCTCGCAAAGGCAACGGCTGACAATGTAGCTGCAGTCGGCATGGATCACCCAGGGGAGTACTTGTTCAATCAGTGTGTCGGTAGAATGCGGCAAGCAACAGACGTTTTGATGAAAAGCCAAAATCTGTTGGGCACCCCTTTAATTGACGCAGAAACCTCTTGGAGATACCTCAACTGGAAGCTCGAATACGATGCAGCTTTCGGGCCGGACAAACTGGTTCCGCTCCATACGGTTAAAGGACTGCAGCGTATTGGCAAAACAGACATGGAATGGATTGGGAACATACCGCCACAGGCTTTGATTGAGATGCGCCAGCAGGGGGCCATGGAGGATATCCGATCGATGCTGACAAATGGGATGAGCGAGGTCGCGGAGGCGAATCCTAGCAATTTTTTCCGGTCTGCTGACCTGATCGTGGACAATATTCAGAATGCATTCGAGCTCCACCAAGAAAACGTTCGTGCTATCCGATCAAAGGGTCTTAAATTTTGGGGCAAAGATATCGGGTCTTGGATCGTTAAAGGGTCAATTGAGATGGGCGCTGCGATAGTCGGGACACCCGCAATGGGATTGGCCGCCCTCGCTATAGATCAGGTAATCGACAGTCCGAAGCTGAACGAAATTCCCGAACGATATCGAAAACTTCGTGCGGCGAAAGACGAACACGCAAAATCTCCCATGGGATTGCTCTTCAAGCACAAAGTTTAGGACGCCGTTCGTGGCGAGAGTGATCCTTGTCGGTTTGCCGGGCTCCACCCCGACATCCCCCGCCCGGCTATGCCGGACGTGAAAGCTATTTGGCGGCGACGGGCAGCAGTCGGTCCTTGTAGCGGACTGCCTCGACGCCGACCTGGTCGTTGATCTCAAGAAGCGCCATTAAGATGGGCCAGATCTCCAGATGCATGAACATCGCAGTAGCGTCCGTCGGATTGCCAAAGGCCGACCCCTGCGCCGGCACGATACCAAGCAACTGCGGTGGCACCCGGTGCGCGGCTAGAATATCAGCCTGCGTTGCCGTCTTAATCCCTAGAAACTGATCGTTAGCGCCTACTTCCGCGATCGGGATAATCTTGATGCCGTTATCGCCGCCCTTGGGGGCGTGCACGAACATGTTGCGAAAATTGCCCGGCCCCTTCGACATTTTCAGCGCTTCCCGCATCTTGTCGACGTCGTTGTTCGCGAACTCGCCGGTCGCGTATAGGATATACCCTGCGTGGCTGCCGTTCAGGTAATAACGACGCCGAAAAAGCGTCGCTGCTTCGTTGAGCAGCGTCGACTGCATTGCGCCCATGTAACCGGGCACGCCGTAGATCTCCTGGTTGATGTCAGCTTGCATGATTTGCACGATGCTGCCTGGGTCGAACGGCGTCTCGCCAATACCGCCTGGCACGAAATAGAACGTGCCAGACTTGATCCCGCGGCGCACGTATTTGGCCGGCGCATGGTCGAGACGGAGCAAGTCACCAAACACGTTGCGACGCTGTTCGAAGAAGCAATCGCCAAACACCAGGTAGTCTTTCACCGCCTTAGCGAACGCCGATCGCGAGAGGTACGGCGTCGGCTCCAGTGCCGCGACGACCTGGTTGCATTTGAAGTCAATCGCGGAGCTGTGATGCGCGGAGGCGTAGAATGCGCGGGCGAGGCCGGCCCGCGATACCGGCGGTTCGTACCAACGGTCGTTGGCATAGCACTCCATCAGGTCGAGGATCTGGCGACGATCCAACACCGGCTCCGGATCCCCGAACGCGAATGCCTCGACGCCGGCAGGCTTCGCCCCCTCGATCGCGCCGGCCGACGCCGCGCGCGCCTCAGTACGCGACAATGCTCGCGCGCTGTTTCGCTTGCTCATGTCAGATGATCTCCATCGTCGCCTTCGGCGCTTCCTTGCCGTCGAGCGGTTCGTTCAAAAGAATGTGCATGGCCGCCCATGCGATGTCGGAATGCCCGTCACCGCCGCCACGCCCGGACTTGAAGGTCATGTTCCGGCCGCTGTCCGTGATCGTTTTCTTGATCGCGATGAATGATGAAACGATGTCGAGGTGGCTGCTTTCGAAAGCGATGCGGCCGCGGCGAACGACGTTCTGCGCCTTCATCACCATGGTGGCTTTCACCTCGAGCGAATACTCGATCTTGGTAACGCCACGGACGCCGCTATCTGGCTTCGCCAGCAGCTGGTACACGCCGGCGCCGACGCCGGTCGCGTCGATGCCGAGGTACGTGCAATTGTACCGCGATAGGATGGCGCGGATAAACTCGGCCTGCTGTTCGAAATCGAGCCCGCGCAGCTGGTGGCGTTCGAGGATCCTGAACTGGCCACCGGGAACCAGGGGCGGTGCCATGATAACCAGAGCGGCGTTATCGCCTTCTTCGCTGTTCTGCGGGTCATAGCCGGCCCAGACCGCACGATCGCCATACGGCTGCTGCGCCTCGGGGTCGAAATCCTCCCACACGACCAGGCTGTCGCACCCAAGCGCGACCAGGTCGTTGAATTTGAAAGCCGACAAGCTGTCGTCGACGAAGATGCAGCCAAACAGATTTGCGAATTCGTCGTCGGGATGATCGTCGTGCAGCTCTTCCAGGTCGACCAGGTCGAACCCGCCTTCGATCGCATCATGAACGGTGACGACTTGCCGCCATATACCGTCCTCGCACTCGTGGCCCTCCTTCAGCGCCGCGTTCGAGACGTCGATCTCTACCCGCTCGTCTTTCTTCTTCCGCTTATTGCGGCGCTCACCAGTCCAATACGGATATGCCAGGTGCGCGATCGTCGACGGCGTGGAAAAGTATGTCTTCCGCCACTTTTTATGCGTCGCCATGGCCGAGGCGACCTTGTTCAGATCCTCGAAGCCATGAACCCAAAAGAACTCGTCGAAGTAGAAATTGCCGCTGCGACCCTGGGCGGTACGGAAATTAGTACCGAGAAAGTGTAGCTCGGCTGCTGCCTCGCCTTCGGGGCGTAGGTCGCTAGTGATCAACATCGGATCACCGCCAAGCGTCACGCCGACCAGCTTGGCAAAACCAACGATGTAGTTTTTGAACTGGTGAGCCTGCGCCTTCGACGCTGATAGGAATATCTGATTACGACCACTCTGGATCGCATCCATCAACGCCTCAAATGCGAAGTAGTAGGTCGCGCCGATCTGTCGCGACTTCAATATCATGCGCGTTCGGCGGTTTAGATTGTTCCACCAATGCTGCTGATATTCATACATCTGCCCAAGGAAATGATCCCTAAGCTGATCGGCCTGCTCCTTGGTAAAGTGATTTTTCTTAGCCTTCGGCTTACGCTCACCCGAATTGCGATTGCCGACCTTATCGTTGAGATCGCCGGAATGGCCTCCTGGCGCTTCATAGCGTCGAACCTTCGCCAGGCTCTCGACCTGGCGGCGCAATGCGTCGAGTTCGGTATAATCCGCGCCGGTCTTCTTTTCCTTGCAGATCAGCGCCATCAGGCGCGTCTCAAGACAGTCTTCCAGCTTGCGGATCGATGGGGCGTCGTCCCACGCGTCGCGTCGGCACCAGCTCTTCACGGTGTCGTATTTGATCTGCAGCTCTTCAGCGATCTGTGTCAGCGACCACTTGCGCCAATACATGCTGCGCGCGATCGGCCGCCTGTCCTCGACAGGTAGCAAAAGCGGGTCGCTCAGCAGGTTTCCGAATGGGTCCATGATGCGGCAAGCCTAGCCATGCCTGCGCGTCCGTTGCCCTAGCCTGCTCTTGTAGAAAGCAATTCTACAAGACCGCCACCTTGAGCTGCGCGGCTCCTTCGGTCCCTGTTCACTGGGTCAAACGCGGCGGATTGCCGCCCGCCCGAACCGAGCCCCGAGGACCAGACCGCCATGGCAAAGACCCGCTTCTTCCGTATCGCCGTCGAGGGCGGCACCACCGATGGCCGCGTAATCGAGCGCGCATGGATCGAGCAGATGGCGGCCGGGTACAATACCCTGACCTACACCGCCTCGATCAACTGCGAGCATATCCGCGGGTACAGCCCGGATGCCCCGTTCAACAGCTACGGCACCGTCGCAGCGGTAAAGTCCGAAGAGGTCGAGCTGACGATCAATGGCAAGAAGGAAATGCGCCTGGCGTTGCTCGCCCAGCTGGACCCAAACGACCAGCTGCTGACGGTAAATCGCGCCAAACAGAAGCTGTTCACCTCGTGCGAGATCTCGCCGAACTTCGGCGGCACCGGCAAGGCCGGGCTAGTTGGCCTTGCGATCACCGACAATCCCGCGAGCCTCGGTACGGAAATGCTAGAATTCGCCAGCAAGGCTGGCGCTGCCAACCCGTTTTCCGCGCGCAAGCAGGATGCGGCGAATGTGATCACTGCGGCGAGCGAGGCGGAGATCGTCCTCGAAGGCGACGGCACCGATCCGAGCAGTCTTTTTGCCTCAATCCGCGGGATGTTCGACGCGTTCACGGCAAAGATGGCCGCGCCCGGCAAGTCGGCAGAGACGCCCCCGGGAACGCCTCCAGCGAACACTCCGGCCAACGACAACGACCTCGCTGGCTTCGCGCGCCAGATCGGGGACACGGTGACGAACGCGATCTCGACTTACGCGCGCGTGAACGACGCGGCCGTGAAGAAGATTGGCGATGACCTCGCCGCGCTGACCGGCCGTCTGTCCTCGACCGAAACGCCAAACGCGCCCCTCCGCAAGCTGTCGACGGGCGGTGGGACCACCGTCGTCACCGACTGCTGATCATCAGTCCACCGCCCCTCAACGCTTCACGGGATACCCTCCATGCGCAACACTACCCGCATCGCCTTCAATTCCTACGTCAGCCAGATCGCTCTGCTTTCGGCAGTTCCGTCCGCGGCTGAAAAGTTCAACGTCGATCCCACGGTCGCGCAGAAGCTCGAGGAAAAGACTCAGCAGTCGAGCGAGTTCCTTTCGCTAATCAACTTCGAGACCGTGTTCCAGCAGGAAGGCGAAAAGGTCGGCGTCGGCGTCACCAGCACGATCGCCGGTCGAACCGACACAAACATCCCCGGCAACGAGCGCGTTGGCATCGACCCGACCGGTCTCACCGCGACCACCTATCGCTGCGAGCAGACCAACTTCGATACGAAGCTGAAGTACCAGAAGCTCGACGCATGGGCACATAAGCCTGAATTCCAGACGATCGTTCGCGACGCCATCGTGACCCGCCAGGGCCTCGACCGGATCATGATCGGCTGGAACGGCACGCACGTAGCCAAGCAGACCGATCGCGTCGCGTACCCGCTGCTGCAGGACGTCAACAAGGGCTGGATCCAGAACACCCGCGACGATGCCCCGGCGCGCGTCGTGAGCGATGGTGCCCATACCACTGGCGCGGCGAAGGCCATCTACGTCTCGGCAACCGAGACGGCCGACTATGTGAACCTCGACGCGCTTGTGTTCGACATGCTCCAGCTGCTCGACGAGCAGCATCGCCGTCGCACCGACCTGGTCGTGTTCGTCAGCGACGAGCTGGTTCACAACAAGAAGTTCGCGCTGATCAACGCTGCCGGCGACAAGGCGACCGAGCAGCTCGCGCGCGATGTGCTGCTGTTGCAGGACAAGATCGGTGGCAAGCTCGCGGCCGTCGTGCCTAGCTTCCCGGCCGGCACGATCGTCATCACCACGTACAAGAACCTCTCGATTTACAACCAGGCCGAGACGCGTCGCCGTGCGCTGATCGACAATCCCCGGATCGACGCCGTCGAGAACTTCGAGAGCGTCAACGAGGCGTACGTCGTCGAGGATTTCGGCCTGATCGCCGTTTACGAGAACATCAAGATGGAGGCGGCTCCCGAGCCCGCTGGCGGCTGAAGTCGCCAATCCCCGAAGTAGCCCGCCACCCACAGGACACGCCATGAGCCTTGCTCTACAGCACCGAGAACGAACTCTCGCCATGCAATCGGCGTCTGCTCCTGACATGGGTGGCGGGTTCGCCATGCGCGGCAACCCGCGTCGCGACCCCGTTGATGCCGCAGCCGCAGAAATGCGGATGCGGCTCCGGCACGATCGCATCCGCCTAAAACAGATCAAATCGACCACCCTCAAAATCGAGGCGAAGCGTGAAATGCTTCCGGCATATCGCGCTTGGTGCGACGGCATCCTCGAATGCGGCCGTATGACGGTCGGCAACGATCTCACGCCAGGTGCCGCGCCGGAGATCCTGCCCACGATGATGGTGTGGGAGATCGACACCGGCAACTGGTCGCGCGCACTCGAACTTGCCGAACACGTCCTGCGATTCAACGTCCCGCTGCCGGACCATTACAAGCGCGACGCGGCGACGCTGGTCGTTGAACAGATCGCGGAGGCTGCTTCCGCCGCGCAGCTGGCCGGCAACGTCTTCCCGATCGAGGTCCTCGAACAGGTCGATGCGCTGACGTTCGGCATCGACATGCACGACGAAGTGCAAGCGAAACTCAGCAAGGCGGTTGGCGTCGAGCTGGCGCGCGTTGCTGACAAGGTCGACACCGGCCCGGCCGACTTCATCGCCGCGGCAACCCGCGCACTCGAACCGCTACGCCGCGCGCAGACGCTGCACGGCAGGTCCGGAACAAAGACAAAAGTGGCGCAGCTGGAGAAGGCCATCAAGGCCGCCACGCTCGCCCAATCCATTGCCGGCACGCCCGGCTGAACACCTCGCCCCCGGCGCTCGGGGGCGGATCGCGCGAAGCGGGAGACCTTCGGGTCGTAGGGCCGCTGTTCGACCCGATCCTCACCCCCGTAAACTTCGAAGGATCGTTCGATGGCCACCGTTTTCGTCAGCACCTTGCTCGCGTTCCTCCTCCTGGTCGTATTGATCGTCGCCATCGCCGTCGTCTTGGGCGGGGCGTTCGTGGCGATCGTCGCACGCAAGGGCGACAGCCCGGTTGAACTGTCCCCCCGCGGTGCCGTGATCTGCGCGATCACCTTAGGCGTTCTCGTCGGCTGGAACGCGCTCGGGATGCTCTTCGAGGTATCCCCGCGGTGACCGGCCTAATCGCGACAGTGCTGCCCGACGACGATGCTATCGCACCAGCGATCATCGTCAACGACGGCTGGTTTCCCGACATCGATCCCGCAATGTTCAAAGAGCAGCAGCGGATCCGAGACAACGTCACGCCCGCGCGTATGCGCGAGGCGCTTATCTCGGCAATCTTGGCGGTGCGCAGCGATTTGCGGGCGTGGGCCGCTGGCCATCGGTCGGCCGGTTCGGCGCGGCTAGAAGCCGTCCAGGCGGATCGGATCGACAACACGAGCGAGCTGGTTCTGCTTTACCGTCGCGCGATATTCACGCGCGCCAAAGCCGAAGTGGTGGAGCGTTACCGCGACGTCGATCTGACGAAGGACGGCGAGCGGAAAGCCGAAGACCTGGACACAACCGTCGGCGAGCTGCGCCGCGATTCAATCCACGCGATCCGCGAGATGCTGGGCGTTACGCGCACGACGGTCGAACTCATATGACCGCGTCGCTCGACATGGTCCGTGCGCGCGACGGTGACACGCTCGACGAGCTGATCTGGCGCGAACGCAACCTCGGCCCGGCCGATCTGCCCGCCGTGCTTGCCGCCAACCCCGGCGTCGCCGGCCTCGGCTCGATCCTGCCGAAGGGCCAGCCAATCAACCTCCCCGCCATCGCCGCGCCGGCAACCGCCGTTCGCACCGATGTCCTCAACCTGTGGGACTGACCGTATGAAGGATCTACTCCACGAATTCGGCGTGTCGCTGCTCGCCTTCCTGTTCGGGCTGACGCCCGCGGCGCTCGGTGCGGCTGTCAGCTTGGCTTACGAAACCGGGCTGACCTGGTCGCGGCGCTTCCTGCAGATGAGCGTCGGTATCGTCGTCAGCTACTTCGCCACCGGCGTCATCCGCGTGCTGTGGCCCTGGGGTCAACCCGACCCGTTCGTCATCCAGGCGGTCGGCTTCGTAGTCGGCATGATCGCGTTCAAGGCGACCCCCAAATTCATCGCCGGTTTGAGCGAGCGCGTGACGGACATTCCCGCCGCCTTCTTCGACCGCTTCTTCCCCCGAAAGGATGGCCTGTGACTTATGATCGCGTACGCCTGGCGGCCGAGATCGGCCGCGACGAAGGTGACAAGCTGAAATGGTATCGTTGCACCGCGGGCAAGCGCTCGATCGGCAAGGGTCGCAACCTCGACGACGTCGGGATCTCGGCCGAGGAAACCCGTCTGCTCGGTATCACCGTGGCGAGCTGCATCGCCCGCGGCATCAACCAGGCGCAATCCGACTCGCTGTTCGCCAACGACATCGGCCGTAGCGAGCGCGACCTCGACGCCAAGCTGCCCTGGTGGCGCAAGCTCGACGGCGTGCGCCAGCGCGTGCTGCTGAACATGTGCTTCAACATGGGTATCGGCCGCGCGCCCGACGCCAAGCGTAAGATCACCGGTGCCGGGCTGCTCGGCTTCTACGGCACCCTGCCGAAGATCCAGCGCGGCGATTGGGCCGGCGCGGTCGCCGGCATGAAGGCGTCGAAATGGCACGACCAGGTCGGCGCGCGCGCGGAGCGCCTCGAAGCAATGATGCTCACCGGAAAGGAGCCAAAATGATCAAGAGATTTTTTGCCAAGCTGTTCGGTGACTGGGCGTTCGTCGTCCTCGTCATCGTCGGCGCGGTTGGCGCCTGGCAATACGTCGAGGCGCGTCAGGCGCGCGCCGATCGCGATGACCTCCAGCATACCGCACAGATGATCTGCGCGGGATCCGGCACCGGGTTCGCGGCGGTCGGCAAGCTTGCCCGCGGCGATGCCTGCGCCGCCACGGTCGCCAACCTGGTGAAGTTCAAGACCGACAGCGCGCAGCTCACCGCTGCCACGCTCGCGCAGGCGATGGCCGATCACGACGCCCGACAGAACGACGACACCCGCGCCGCGCGCGCCGCTGCTGAGGCAGCAAGCTCGGCCGCACAACGAATGGAGATGGCAGATGCGAATGCTGAACGGACGAATCTTGTCGATCGCGATTGGTTTCGCGCTGTTAACGGCGTTGCCGGCCTGCGTGCGGCACGCTGACGCCCCGCCAGCGCTCGCACCAGCGCCGATTGTCGTGAAGGTGAAGGACACGCCACCGGCAGAGCTGCTGACGTGCGCTACGCGCCCCGAGGGCCTGCCTGAGGATCCGTCGCTGATCGCGCAAATCCCGACCAAGATCCGCGCGGGTATCATCCGCCTCGCGCGTGCCTTCGCCGGCAACGCCGATCGTAACGACCGCCTAGTAAACTGGAACGTCCCGGGCAGCTGCCCGGTCACGATGTCGGCACCATGAAAAAGCTCGATAGCCTCCGCGCGCATCTGCTCGCATCTGTTCCCGAAATCAGGAACAGTCCTGAGTTGATGGAGATTTTCGTCGACAAGGGCGATGTGGCGGTGCGCGCAGGATCGCTATCGTTCGAATACTCTTACACCGCTTCGGTATGGGTGCAAGACTACACCGGCAAGGTCGACAACCTGCTAGTGCCAATCCTTGCATGGATCGCCGCAAATCAGCCTGAACTTTTTGAGAAGGGCCAGCGCAAGCCGTTCACGTTTGAATCGGAACTGCTCGACGCGGAGACGTGCGACATCACGATCTCGATCGACCTGACCGAGCTGGTCCGCGTCGAGCAACAGCCGAACGGTCTCAAGGTCACGCATTTATCCGAACCGGTTATGAACGACGCCTTTGCCAGCGTCCCGACAGGCACTAACCTCTGGGCCGGCCTGATCGAGGACGGCACCGGCATGGTCGAGATCGTCACGCGATGAACGACTTCGCGCCGATCGAACAGCTAGTCCGCGATCTGCTGGTGCGTACCGCCGCGCCCGAACGCGCGCGCTTGATGCGCTCGATCGCCCTAGAGATCCGCAAGAGCCAGTCGGACCGTATCGCTGCCCAGCGCGATCCCGAGGGCGCGGCATTCGCCCCGCGTCGTCCGAAGCCCGATCGCGGCCGGAAGAAAGGCAAGCTTCGCCAGCAGAAGATGTTCCGCAAACTGCGCATGGCCAAAAGCCTGAAGGCAGGCGGCAATGGCGATGAGATATGGGTCGGCTTTGGCGGTCGCGCGTCGCGAATTGCCAGCATTCACCAAGTTGGTCTATCGGACGCGCCCGCACCTGGCCAGCCAAAGGTGCGCTACGCCCGACGCGGATTGCTGGGGCTCACGGTAATTGAACTCCAACGAACACTAGATATCTTACTTGCTCAGGTGGCTGGGCGTTGACCAGACATCGACAAATCTTTCGGTATCAGGGGGCAGCGATTAATCGTGGCTTACCAGCAACACTGTGGCTGCTGGTATGAAATGATGCATAGTTATATCCTAGTCCTCCAGATACTCCAGCAATCAAAGCAATTATTAGTAATCCAATTGGCACGCCAGCATCTAGCCACTTAAAACTAAACCGGCTAAAGCCGTTTATCTCTTTACTTAGGGAGCCGAGGCTCCCAGCGATTTTGTCTATATCTACTGATAGCTTGTCGATAATGGGCTTCATCGCTTCGTAACCACTTTTCATTTGAGAGTTTGCGCTAGAAAATCGCTCAAGCTGAGTCATTAGCCCTTCCTCTACGCTCTTAGCATAATTTCTATAAGTCTCGAGATATCCTTCCGCCGCCCTTCCCGCTGCTGGGTGCGGCGATTCCAGAACCTCCTCTTGACTTATTCGCTTTAGCGTTGCCTGAAAGTTTTCAGAAAAAGTCTCTGCCGCTTGCGGAAGCGCTAAGCCCTTGGCACGATCCAGCATTTCAGAAGTAGAAATCTCTAAGGACTCTAAATAATTCAAAGGTATTCTCAATCTTTCGGCAATATCGTTGGCCAGTTTTTCTAGTCTTTTGTCAACTGTAGTGTTATCAGATCCAGCAAGATTATCGCTGTTCCGTGTTGTCATCACTTTTAGATCAAGACAAAACTTGCGCCAAAATAAATTAGACCCAGTGTTAGCGCCCAAAAAGCCATTTGGACAGGCAGGCTCACGTCTATCCCGGGAATTTTTATCGTATTTTTTGGCGTTGAAACCCATAAAATACAGGTGACCGACGCCAGCGTAAGAAGGTTGCGTTTGTGCTTTTGAAACGCGTCGCTGACCGTCAGTTCCACCTGATCCATAATAGCGTTCCCCGCAGACCCACTCTTGTAGAAATCGTTTCTACAAGAGTGGGTCATAGCCCTGCCGGCATACTCCCGTCGACATGGGAGCCACTATGGCCGTCACAACCTCCATCGTCGATTTATCGAAGCTAGATCCGCCGACGATCGTCGAGCTGCTCGACTACGAGGCGATCCTCGCGCGCAAGGTCGCGCGGATGCAGGCGCTGATTCCGGACTTCGATGCGACGGTCGACAGCGATCCTGCCATCAAGGTTTTGCAGGTCGCCGCCTATGACGAGCTACTGTTACGCCAGGACTTCAACGAACGTGTCGTCGGTCGCCTCGTTGCATATGCAACCGGGGCCACCCTCGACCATATCGGCGCAGCGATTGGCGTTGCCCGTCTTGAAGTCACCGGAGCCAACGCGGCTACCGGTGCCGCACCGATCTATGAAGACGACGACAGCTTTCGCGCGCGCGTCGTTCTCGGCCCGGAGGGTTTCGCCGCGGCAGGGCCAGAGCTGGCCTATGTGAAGCGAGCAAAGGACGCGGGAACGGACGTTCTCGACGCGAGCGCCACTTCGCCCGCACCGGGAGAGGTTCTGGTCACCGTTCTGTCCCGCTCGGGTGACGGTACAGCCTCGGCCGCATTGCTCGACGCCGTCCGCACGATCGTTACCGACAAGGCCGTTCGGCCGGTCGGAGATTTCGTCACGGTAGCAGCAGCGACGCAGCTTCGCTTCACTATCTCCGCGCTGCTTTATACGTTCGCAGGCCCCGACGTTGGCTTGATCCTCGCAACGGCGCGAGCGCGGCTTGACGCCTATCTGGTCGAGGCCCGCGCCCTCGGTCGGAACATAACCCTGTCGCGTATCAACGCGGCGCTGACCGTTCCCGGCGTGCAACGCGTGGAGATCAGCAGCCCTGCCGCTGACGTGGTCTGTGATCGTACGCAGGCGGGCCTTTGCCTCGACATCATGCTCGGTCATGGCGGCTATGACGACTAGCCTGCTACCTCCCAATGCGACAGCTCTGGAGCGCGCCCTCGAAGCAGGCGCGCGCGCCGGTAGCGTTACGACGCCCGTTGACCTGATCGACGATCCCCGGACGTGCCCAGCCGAACTGTTGCCATGGTTGGCTTGGGGGCTATCGGTCGACAGCTGGGACGGCGATTGGTCCGAAGAGGACAAGCGCGATGCGGTAGCGAACTCCCTCGCATTCCATCGGATCAAGGGAACTCGCGTCTCCGTAGAGACGGTACTAGCTCGGTTCGATAAGCTCGCGCAGCTCGTTGAATGGCACGAAGTCGAGCCACGGCAAACGCCGCACACGTTCGACGTCGTCGTGCCGCTGGTGTTGGCCGATGGCACAGCGCCTGGTGGGCGGCGATCGACAGCAGCGTTTGCTGAAGCGGTCATTCGTGAAGTGTCGCGCGTGAAGCCGCTGCGCGAACACATGACGCTCGTCCAGTCCCTGACGGTTTCCGGCCTGGTCGGTGTGCAGGGCGTCGCGCGCGTGTTCGCCGAAGCGCGCCAGGATCTGGCGCTGATCGAAGACACCTCCCCCGCCTGGGACCTCTACCTGCAGACCGAGGATGGCGAGCCGCTGCTCGACGCCGCGGATGGCAGCTTTCTGGATACCGCCATATGACCGCGCTCAAATTGATCCTGACGCAGGCGGGCATCACCCGTTTTGCCGCAGCCCAAATGGGCGATCCTATCGATCTGACGGTCGCGGCGATCGGGCTTACCGCGCAGGACTTCTATGCCGCCCCGACGCTCACTGCACTGCCAGGCGAGCATCGCCGCATCGCCGCCGTTTCGGGTGCGGTGGTAGGCGACAATACCGTGCACATCGTCATGCGTGACGATGAAGAGGTCGGCTATACCGTTCGTGGGTTCGGGCTGATCCTCGCCGATGGCACGTTGCTCGCCGCCTACGGCCAGCCGACGCCGATCTTCGAGAAATCGCCGGCAACCACTCTGCATCTGCCGCTCGACGTCGCCTTCCCGACTGCGGCGATCAACAGCCTGACGTTCGGCGATGCCAACTTCCTCAACCCGGCAGCGACCACGAAGAAGAAGGGCGTGGTCGAGCTGGCGACGAAGACCGAGGGCCGCGCTGGCGAGGACGCAACGCGCGTGCCGCCCGTCGCAGTCGTCCAGGCGATGCTGGAACAGCGCCTGCCGGCCGGTTCGATCCTGCAATGGTTCGGTGCTGCTGATACCGTCCCAGATGGCTGGGCGCTGTGCGATGGCCGAGCGGTCGACCGTGCCGATGGTAAAGGCCAGATCACGACACCGGACATGCGCGGCCGGGTCGCCGTTGGCGCGACGAATGCCGCGCCGGCCGGCGCAATTTTCGGTGCGACGTCCAAGGATCTGAACACCGGCAGCGCTGGCAGTCACACTCCGACCGCAACCGTCACGATCGAGAAAACCTCTACCGGCAACACCGTCGGCACGACGACGCGCAACGTCGACGCGGGCGGCTCGGCGAACAACGTCGTGACCGGTGTCACCCTCAATGATCCGACACACGCGCACACAGCAAGCGCCGTCGTCGATGCGGTGCCGGCGCACGATCACACCGTCACGGTCGACGTCACCCAGCCGTCGCTCTCCCTCCACTACATCATGAAGATCTAACCAGATGGCAAAGATTTCTCAGCTTCCGTCGCTCGACCAGCCGACCGGTGACGAACTCCTGGTGGCGGTTCGCGGCAATGAAACTGTCCGCGTGCGGGTGTCTGACATGGTCGCAGGTGCGGTCGCACCAGTGACCGGCGCTATCGATGATCTGAAGCAAGACGCGCTCGCCTTCATCGGCCGGCCCGGTAGCGTTGCCTTGGTAGATGGCACCCCCAAGGGGACTGGCGCGGTCTATTGGCATGATGCGGTCGACCAGGTGGGTACGCTGATCGGCGTTGACGTATTCGACAAGGGGCCAGGAACGACGAAGGTCGCTGTCTATCGCGGGGCGCTCGCGGCGTTGGCGCGCGTCGGACTTTCGTCCATCGTAACCACCGGCAGCAGAGCAACCCGCCGTATCGCATTGGCAGAGCCGCTTGAAGTTCACCCTGGCGACATCCTAGCGCTGCAGGGGCCTGACGGGGCACTTTCCGTTGCCGAGGTTCAATCTGGCGATGCCGGCTACACGTACAGCTATCCCGACCTCCCCGAGACGATCGCGCTGGGTCAACCAACGACAAACGGGCAGGTGCAGGCCCGCTTCGTCATCGTCTACCGCGACCAGGTCGTTACCGCCGATCGCTTCTTGGCGACCGAGGCCGGTGCCGCGCTCGGCTCCGCTGCTGCCCAAGGCATCGACCTGCTTAGCGCCCACGACGTTGCATTCATCGGCCGGCCCGGTGACGCGGTCCTGGTCGACGGCACCCCGGTCAGCATCGGCGCGGTCTACTGGCGGGACGCGGTTGATTATGCCGGCACGTTCACCTCGCTCGACCTGTTCGACAAGACGGCCGCGACCGTCCGAGTAGCTGTTTATCGCGGTGCACCGAACGGGTTGTCCCGTATCGCGCTGACGAGCGTCCAGACCAACGGCAGCGGCTCCGTTCGCCGGCTTGCGCTGCCCGCGCCGGTCGACGTTCTGCCAGGCGACATCATCGCGATGCAGGCGTCCGTCGAGGGCGCGTATTCGGTCGACCAGGTCCAGTCGGGCGATGCCGGTTATAACTACAGCTTCCCCGACCTGCCGGCGACGATCGCGCTCGATGCGCCGACGACGAACGGTCAGCTGCAGGTCCGTTTCCGGATCAACTATCGCCGCCAGGTCGTGACGACTGAATCGGTCAACGCCTTGGGTGCGATCAAGGTTGGGGGCGCACGAGCAGTCGCGCTTTCCAGCGACGGCAAGCCGAAGGGGTACGTCGCGTGGAAGACGACGGGACTGCCTGTCGCGCATACGGTGAGCTGGGACGGTCATACCGTTACCTTGGGCGCGTTCGACCAAGAGATGCGGTTCCCGAACTACTCGCTTACCCAGCCGTTCACCTTTGTAGGCAACAGCCTCACCGACAGCACCGATGTTCTCAATCGCTGGTCGCAGATCCTGGCAGCTCGATACGGGCAACCGTTCATCAGCGAGGCGCGCTACTCGTCCGACTGGCGCCAGGTCTACCGGATCGGCGCGAAGGCGATCGAGCTGACGCTCGCGGGTCCTTTGCCCGCGGCTGGTCCGGTTGCGATTTCGAAGGTCAATGGCTTGCCGATCGACGGTGACAACCCCGCGGCTTTCCTCACGACGGGCGATCCGTACGTCCTCTCTGGCATGAGCAAGAGCGGCTACCTCAAGCGCAACGGCGTCACCTGCCGCGCTACGGTCTCGGCTCCCAACGGGGCGAGCTTTGCATATGTCGTGCAGCAAGCCCCAGGGCAGACGGAGATGACCTTCGACGGACCGGTAACGTTCGTTCCGGACGCCGCAGTGTCGGTTCGCGGTACGACTTGTGTCGTCTGGATCGGCAACAATTACGGCTTCAGCGGTGTTCCGAACGCGTACGGCGATCACACGAACCCGCAGCTGTGGGTGGATCTGAAACTCATCGTCGCGTTTCTGCAGGCGCAGGGCTGCCGCGTTCTGCTGCTGCCGATTATCCCTTCGGCCAACACGGATCCGAACGACAACTGGCTCGCGCGCGGCAAGGGCACGCCATACACCGCGATGGAGTCGGCGAATGCGCGCACGGCGAGCATGTTCCCCGGCCTCATGGCGCGTCATGCAGACGGCCGGTCTCTGTTGGAATTCCTGCAGAGCCGCAACGACGGTTCGCCCGAGGCGCTGGACGACGTCGCAAAGGGCTTCACGCCTCGCAACCTGCGCCGGAAAGATGACGGCTCCTACGACCTGCTCCACATGTATGGGGCTGGTACCGGGGATCTCGCCATTGCGGACTTCGTCGACAGCGCCCTGCAGTCGCAGATATTGCCGCCCGCCGTCACGCAGTCGACCAAGTTCGTCATCACCGCGATCGGCACCGATCTGCACCCGTCCGACGTCGCGCTGATCAGTGTCACACGCGATCCGATCGCGGACATCGCCGACAGCGTGCAAGGTGCGCTGAGCGATGCCGCATATCGTCCAACGCTAGCCAGCGCTGTCGCGGATTTCGACGTCGGTACGTTCTTTACGTCGCGCGACCTCGACGGCGAGACCAAGTTTACCGGCATCAAACGTCAGTACCAGGTCACGGACGAAGCGCCGTTCTGGGCCGATCGCGGCCCGTGGAGCGACGCGGCCGACGTCGGCCTCGGCCGCGTCGACAACACGCGCGACCGTGAAAAAATGGTCTCGGAACCGCAGGCGGACGCAATCGCCAGTAGCACGGGTGGCCTCGCCCGCCTGACGGACTATGCGCTTCAGCGCCGTATCCGGACCGACATGCCACAGGATCTGGCGGAGCTCGAGCAGACGATCGCTAGATCCAACGTCGGTCTCGGGTTGGTCGACAACACGCGCGACAATGAAAAGCCGGTGTCGTCCCCACAGGCGGCAGCGTTGGGCCTGCGCCTGATGGCTATCAGCAGCTTTGCAGACGCACCCAACACGCCGATCCCAGGCGGTACCCGTCGCGTGAAAATGCAAAATAACGGCGCGGAGTATATCTACGACCCAGCGATCGATGCCACTTATGTCGCGCTCAATCCGCGCGCCTCGTTCGTATCGTCTAACGGGCTGGGCTTCCGGATCGACCCGAGCTTGCCGCAGGATCCCCTGATGCACGGCGCGATCGGGTTCTCGGGATCCGCTTTCGGCCCACCGCCTAACGACACGGCAGCTCTGAAGTCGCTCTTCAAGAATTGCGATTATGTCGACCTCGGCATGAAAGGGCAGTCGTGGTTATGCGCATCGCCTATCCAAGGGCGATCCGGACAACACGTCTCGGGCAAGGGAGGAAAGATTTACCGCCTCGACCACCTCGACCATATCATCAGCTTGATCGATGTGGATGGGTTCGTTTTAAGCGGCGTCGAGCTTAGCCACGGCTTCGCGGGAGGCGCAATCGCGCGTTCGAACAAGAGCTGTGTGTACGGCCTGCGCTCACGCAACGTGAAAATTCATCATGCTTTCTTCAAAGACACGGGATTATTCGCGGTATCGTCTGATGAAAGCGGCCCCGGCTGGTCCGTATGCGACAACGATTTTCTCCGCATCGCCGGCACATGTGTCGATCTGCGCGGCTATGCTGCCGACGGCAGCGGGAAGGGCTTTCAGGTCTCCAACAACTACATGGAGACGACTGGCGACGATGCGATCGCTGTGGCGTATTTTAGCCAAGCGGGAATCATCTCGCACAACATCATCTTCAACCCCGGCCAGTATGTCACCTATGATGAGCGTAAGGATGCAGATGGGAATTGGATCGTGGATGGCGATGGCAAGCGCGTCCTTTTCCAAGCAGGCGGCGGTGGTATTCGCTTCAACGGTCGTCAGATCGTCGCCCTGAACCAGATCTTCAATGCGAACCTGTTCTTCATCTCCCCGGCGACCTACTCCAAAAACCTTGCAGCAGCGCCTAACCAAGCGATGATCTATGGGAACATTGGGCGCGGCATTAAGCCGACGATCAATAACACCGCCGCGGGCCTGCTCATCAAGTCGGTGGAGAGCATCTACGGCAGCAACAACGATTTCGATATGGTCGGCGACAACGTGCTGGCGATCCAGAGCATTAGCAACAACGGTGCGGGGTTTGTGCGGATCGTTACCGCGCAGCCGCACAAACACTATGAGCGCAACCGGGTTCGGTTTGAAATCGAAGCCGGGGTGGGTGCTGAAGGCGGGGTCGCAGCCGTCATCGACGACAGGACGATCGACATGACGAACGGCTGGCTGCCAGCTTATGCAGCAGCAACGCGCTGCTTCCCGGCAATTCATGGTATTCGGCCGTACACCGATAGTGTTGTCATTCAGAGCGTCACCGATAACGGCAACGGCAAGGTGCGCGTCACCTCGACCGACGCACATGGTTATACGACGGGCGAGGATATCCGCATCGCTGAGGCCGGCGGCGTGACGAATGGAGCTGGACAGGCGAATGTGGTGTCGCCAACCGTTTTCGATATTCCATCGTTGGCGTTCACCGGTGCCTATACGTCCGGTGGCGTCAGCTACCGAACCGCGGCAACGTCGCGCGCTATCAAAATCCGCGGCTTCACCTTGCGCAACCCCGAGCACGTCATCGCCCCACGCGGGGGCGGTGCCACGATCCTCGACATCGAAGAGATCGAAGCGATCAATTTCACCTATTTCTTCAACCCTGCCAACAACCCGCAAATTGCCGAGCTTAATCTCAACCGGAATATACTACGCAATCCGCGCACGATTAGCGGAGGGATCGCTCTGACTGGTGCGCTGTTCTATGGCGGCGGGGCGGCTAACGCGGCCACTGTGGGCAAGCTGGAGCTGAACAAGAACAAGGTGATCGCCGGACCGTTCGGACAGTTCAACGCGCCGATCGACTTCACCAACATGGTTGCGATCCGCGCTGAAGCGCTGGGTAATAAGCTTGGGGGTGCGGTCAACTCGTTCCTCGCGGCCGGCAACATTCCGATGTTCCTGTTCGACGGTGATTGGTCGGAGACGATGCACGCGGCCGGATCGGTGACGATCGCGGCGGGGCAGACCACGTCCGCTGCGATCGCGCACGGCTTGCCGCGCAATCCCCGGCTCAGCTCGTTCTCTCTGCAGAAGACGTCCGCCGGTTCGGCACCAGGTGGCGGTGGCCTTTACGTCGAATATCCGACGTCGACGGGCTTCGTTGTACGGTGCGACACGGCGCCGACCGCTCCGCTCACCGTTACCTGGCGGATCAACCCAATGCCCCGACCTTACATCAACAACGCGACCGGCGCTTAGAAGGAAACGGCGATGACCATCAGGATTACGATCACTACCGAGGACCGGGCGGCGAAGGTTAGCTGCTCGAACGGTACCGAGTGCATTATTGAGCCGAACACTACCGGCAGCGTGGCGATCTTCGACGATATCCGTTCGGTACAGGTCGCAGAAGTCGACGACGTCGAGGTCGCGTTGCCAGCGTAAACCGACCACCTCGCACCCCTAACCTTCGGAGGCCCCGCTCTTGTAGAATGCGTTTCTACAAGAGCGGGGCCTCGCCTCTCGAAACGTCCCGCGCATGGTCGCCGCTATGGTCGAACATGCCGATACCCAGCGCCTCATTGGCGATCTTGCGCGCGAAGGCGTGGTCGTATCGGTCGACCACGCTGCCGGCACCGCCCGCGTGCAATTCGCGGACGAACTGACGACCGGCGACATTCCGTGGCTTGAGAACCGCGCCGGATCCACGCGCACCCACTCGCCGCCCGCGATTGGCGAACAGGTCATGGTCCTTGCGCCGGAAGCCGACACCGCGCGCGGTGTGATCATCGGCAGCCTGTCGAGCGACGCGCATCCGCGCCCGGCAAACGACGACTCAACGCTGACTGAATACAAGGACGGCGCACGCATCGGTTACGATCCCAAGTCCCATGCGCTCACCGCCATCCTGCCAGCCGGCGCGACGTTGCGGATCGATGCGGATGGCGGCCTCGTGTTCAAAGGCGACATGACGGTCGACGGCGACATCAAGTCGAACGGCACGATCACGGCCGACACCGACGTCGTGGGCGCGGGCAAGAGCCTCAAGGATCACGTACACCTTGGCGTGCAGCCAGGTGGCGGCCTGTCGGGGAAACCGCAATGATCGGCATGGATCGCCATACCGGCAAGCGCCTGGCTGGCGGGGATCACCTCGGACAGTCGATCGACGACATCCTTGAAACGCCGGTCGGCACACGATGCGGCCGGCGCGACTATGGCTCGGATGTCCCCAAGCTGATCGATCAGCCGAACAACGAACTCGGCCGCGTCCGGATCATTGCCGCCGCAGCGCATGCGCTACTTCGTCAGGAAGGTCGCGCACGGCTTTCTCGCGTCGTGCTTTCGCCCGGAAAACTTCCGCAGTCGGCCGTCCTCACGATCACCGGCCGTCGCACCGACGTGCCCGGCGCACCCGCCTTTACCCACTCGTCCACCGTCCGCGCCCTGTCGGCGCTCGCCTGAAAGGTCCGCACATGAGCTTCCTCCACGGGATCAACGTCAACGAGGTGAAGACCTCGCGCCGGTCGATCGTCACCGTCGGCACCGCCGTCATCGGCTTGATCGCCACCGCACCCGCCGCGGTGGCCGGCGCGTTCCCGCTCGACACCGCGGTCGCGGTTACGAACATCGCCGACGCGATCGAGAAGGCCGGCGCGGACGGCACGCTGCGCGCGGCGCTGAAGGCCATCGCTGGCCAGGTCGACGCGCCGATCGTCGTCGTGCGCGTCGCGCCTGGTGCCACGCCGGGCGAAACGGCCACTGCGGTCATCGGCACCGACGTCGCGGGCGTAAAGACGGGCATGCAGGCGTTGCTGACCGCATCGGCCCAGCTCAACCTTCATCCTCGCATCATCGGCGCGCCCGGCCTTGAAGGCGAGCTGGTCACGAAGGCGATGGTCACCGTCGCCAAGCGGCTCCGCGCCCGCGTCTACGCGTACGCCATCGGCAACGACCGCGGCGAGGCCATTGCCCACCGCGCCCTGTTCCCCGACGCGCGCGAGCTGACGTTGCTCTGGCCCAGCGTAACCGCTCCCTATGGCGCGGACGGTGCAAGCATCGGTGTGCCGGTCGCGGCCGTCGCCATGGGCGCGCGCGCCGCGATCGACCAGACACAGGGCTGGCACAAGACGCTGTCGAACGTCGCGCTGCCGGAGGTCGACGGGCTGGCTGCAGATGTCACGTTCGATATTCAGGACGCCGATTGCGACGCGAACGTGCTGAACGCGTCCCAGCTGGTCACCGTCGTGCGTATCGCGGGCGAACTGCGCTTTTGGGGCAACCGCACCTGCGCGGCACCCGCCAGCGACTTCGTGTTCGAAAGCGCCTGCCGCACCGCACAGATCCTCGCCGACACTGTGGCGCTCGGCTTGGTGTGGGCGATGGACAAGCCGCTGCTGCCTAGCTTGGCGAAGGACATCGTCGAGCAGATCAACGAGAAGTTCCGGCAGGAAAAGCGCGCCGGCCGCATCGTCGGTGCCGTAGCGCTGTTCGACGCGACCAAGAACCCGGTCGAGCAGCTGAAAGCTGGCAAGCTGCTCATTGGCTACCGCTACACCTTCGTACCGCCGCTGGAGGCGCTCGGGATCGAGCAGACGATCTCCGACGAGTTCTTTGCCGACTTCACCAGCCTGGTCGCCGGCAACTAA